TTACTTTCATAGAAGGGATCGTCTCGATCCTACACTAGAAAGACAAATTAGTCGAGCGGAGGGGTTCATCACCCGTGTTCTAGGAGACTTCGATCGATTTCTGGAGAGTTTACCTCACCGGATTAGAGTCACACCTGGCGCCACCTCGACGCTTTCAAGACGGAAGTCGCTACCCTTCATGAAGGTAACGATGAAACCGGCTTGTACTCCTGGGGCTGTCCCTTATGTCAAGGCACTCTATCGCTATTACGGCTATAGGGCACCGAGATGTAAAACAGTCCTGGAGAATCGCGTCGCGGCCGTACCAAAGAACTGGAAGACGCATCGATTAATTGCCTGCGAGCCGACACATAATGTGCCGATTCAACTGGCTTTCGATGATTATGTAAAAGGCAGGTTGCGCCGTAATGGCATCAATCTGTCCGACCAGTCCTTAAACCAAGAGCTCTCTCGCATCGGGTCGATTGACGGCACTTTATGTACCGTTGACCTATCAGCTGCGTCCGATACTCTGTCTTTGAACGCTGTCCACTGGCTTCTTCCGAGGCCATGGGCAAAGTTCTTGACGGATGTTAGGACTCCTCGATATGAATTTCGAGGTGAGACCGGCACGTATTCGAAGTTCTCCTCAATGGGGAACGGAACTACGTTCGGCTTGGAGTCTCTTGTTTTCGCTGCGTGTTGTTATGCGCTCAAGCCGGCGTGCTTTAACGTCTATGGAGATGACATAGTCATCGACACGGACAAGTACGCAGACCTACGGCGCATATTATCCTTCTTCGGCTTTTCGATCAACGATGCCAAATCTTTCTTCACGGGCTCCTTTCGGGAGTCCTGTGGAACTGACTGGTATGCTGGATCGAATATAACCCCGTTTTATTTACGTGACTGGGACGTCTCGAAGTCTTCGAGACCAAATCTCTGCCACAATGTAAATGGCCTGGCGAGCATTGCGCTCCCTGGCGGGGACCTTTGGCACTGGTTACTGCGGCTCACAACCGCAAACCGGCTTCCTTTGGTCCCTTATAACGAGGCTAGCACTTCTGGCGTCTGGATAGACATCAGTCGTGCGCACAAGCTGAAGTTGTTCTACTACGAGAACGGTTTGACCACCTTTCGATCCTACGTCTCTAAGACTAGGAAAATGAAAGTGTATGATAGCCGCACTCTCTTCCTCTGGCACCTTGATAAGTGTAGAGAAAGTAATTTCCCGGCCTATGGAGTAATCCAACAGCTAGGAAATGTAGTAGTTCGCAGCGTGGTACCGACCTTGAGTAATAAGTACGTTCTCAAGAGGGTCAACTGGATCCTTCCAGTTGGCGGCCCGCTAGATGACATCCCTAAAAGGAGTATTCGTGCTCCCGATAAAGGTCGTCACTCTAGTGAACCCGATCACCTGTTCTGGTGGTCGGACGATTTGGAGCTCGCTATTCGCTAGCTAGCCCGATCGGC